TGCAACGCTTTTGCATTAGCTAGTTCTCTAGCATTAGTAATACCAAATTTAGGTCCAAGCTCTGCAAATGTTTCTGGTGAAGGTTTAGCAAATGCTATATCATTAAATTCTTTAACAAGAAAGTTAAAACCGGGTGTATGTTTAGCTGTAAGTTTAAGTCCGTTTACACCTGTTCTAGCAAATAAAAAGAATGGTTTTGCCCAAGGATTCTGTTGGAATACAGCGTTAAGGTTAGCAGAGAATCCACTAAGATCTTGTGTAAGTGTAACTTCTTTACGTGCAAATTTTGTAGCTTCGTCTACTATATTACCATCAGCATCAAAGATATCACGATAGAAAAAGTCTTCGTAATTTCTAATTAGCTCAGGTGTTATTTCTGTATAGCTAGTTAACTTACCGGCATCAGCTACATCAAATGCTGACATTAAAGCTTTTTCTCTCATTTTAGCTCTACCTAGTATGAAAGCAAACGCATCGTCAGTTGCCGCCATTAATTTAGTAGAGTAGCTTAAAAAGCTTTTGTCATTTAATGTACGTGCCATGTTTGCCATACGAAATGCAGCTTTATCACCCGCTGTAGCACGACCACTATCTTCAGCCCATCTACGTAATATTTCCCAGTTTGTATCGCCTGCTGTATATTCAGCAAAACGAGTCCTAATTGTAGATATATCTCCTGACCAGTATGAGTTTAGTCTAGATCTAAACAACTCAAATGACTCAGGTATAGCTTCTAGCATAGCGTTCATAGATGCTAACCCTGCACGTATTTGACGTGTGTTTTTAGTAAAAGGTAGTTGTAAAGTAGCACCTATAGTCATAGCTAGTGGACGTAAAAACGTATGTGTAGCTGTACCTATAATAGCTCTAGCCGGTGTTTTAGGACCAGATAGAATACTATGAGTCATTACACCTTGTAATTCTCTTACAAGTGCTCCAACCTGTTGTTTACCTTCAATCTCTCCACCTTTTATCATCTTACGAGCCCATTGGTCAAAGTCATCTAAACTGTTTACAGTCTTCATAGATGAAAAAGCTTCAAACAATGCCATAAGTAAATCACCATTGTTAGGGTCATCGCCTGCTAAATTCAGTATAGCTTGTATAGATTCACGAGTATCTACCATTTCTTGAGATAATGTTTTCTCTAAGAATTGACGTTTACCCGCACCTAATGCTCTAAAATCATCAGATTTAATAATTCTAGCACGTTTAGCTTCGGTCAATGCCATAAACATTGAGTCACGTATAGACTCTAATGGTCCATCTATGTCTGTTAAATTTACAAAATCTTTTAATTCACGTCCGGCAATACCTAAGTCACGTACTTGTTGTAGTAATGTACCAACAACCATGTCCGCTACAACTACATATTTACTTGTAATTGTAGAAACCTTGTTTACTATGTTACCGTCAATATCTGTAAATTCATAGACATCAGCAGCTTTTAATAATTCTTCTAAATACTCGTCTGGTGACATCTCTGCTGCATTTCTACCTTGTGTAATACGTTGGTGTGCTGCAATAGCGTCTCCAAATTTTTCGGCTAAAGTTGTGCCTTGTTCTTTAGTTTCTTCTATAATAGCTTTATATTTATTATTACTATATAATTTACGTAGTACAGCATCAACTGCATCTTCTGACATACCAGAATAGTTAGCACCACGCTCTCTTTGTACAGGTGTTATAACATTTCCAGATGCACCTTCTTCAGCTCCCCACTCGTTATTAACTCTCTTACTTCTTTCCCATACAATAAATGGGTCGTCTTGAGATAAGGTAGCACCCTGATGTGTGCCCGCCATGGGTTTATTTTTAGCTGCACGAAAGCCTGATTCACCGTCTCGTAATTCTTGTAGTCCTTTTGCTAGAGTTTCAGCGTTTACAGTTTTAGCTCTTTGACGTACAAACTCTTTAGTTGACTTAGCACCTTTTGTAAGTGCCATAGCAGCACCATCAAATATAAGACCTATGCCCATACCTTCTACGATGTTTTTTAATTTCATCATAACAGGATGGTCGTGCTCTTTTGTAGATAAAGGTGTATCTATCCAACCATAGTGATCTCTCATTGTACCTAACGCATTTTCTGCATCAGATTCTTTAGATACTAAGTCAGATATCGCACCTATACCGGCTGCACGAACAAGGCTGTTAGCTCCTAATAATGCTTGAGCACCCTTACTTATACCAAGTCCTATACCGGCTGCACCTATACCTTTAGCGGCTAGTACTGTACCGGCTGCCATTGTACCAAAGTGTACTGTACCTCTAGCCAGTTTACCCCACCATGTTTTAGTAATGATAGGGTTACTGTATGACCCAAACGGGTCCCACTGTGGTTTATAGTAACCATTTTCTTGCCTTTCTCTTTGCATTTCGCCAGAGAGAGCATCAGTAGTTCTTTCCGCAAACGTAGCTACGGATGATAAAGAGTCTTGAACACCACCAGTTATAGCAGATTGTAGTTCTTTGACAACACCTTTAAATCCCCAGTTTTCTGATTCACGTGGGTCATCAATTTCAGTCTGTTCTTGTTTTATTTGTTGAGCTTCTTCGTAGTTCTGTTCTGCAACATTTTCTTGCAGATCGTCATTAGAGAGTACCGCTTCGTGAGCCTGATCGAAAAAATCCGGTTCACGTTCTAGCTTATCTTCTTCTTCCATATTGTTATTGAGGGTTTAAAATGTAGATGTCAAACAAGCCCATTGGTAGTGAGTTAGGTGACAAGAATGGTTCAGTGCTAAACTCTGTGGTCCATATAGCTGAGTCATCAAAATCAACTTGAATCGGCTCTATAGATAACTGACTATCAGAGTCGCCTGTAAATGCACCGATACTTGTTAACTGATTGTCAGTATATAATACATTTTTTGCATGAGCTTCTAATAGTAAGTTCTGATTTTTAGCATTAAATTCTGCATCAGGTGGCAGACCTGATCTTTTAAGAGCTGCTTCAAAGGTACTCTTGTTCCAGTCATATCGACCTACTTTAATTTTAGGACCGTACTGAATACCTGATCTAGATTTATTTGTTTTAGTAAATAATCCTCCTACGTCTGACATGCTCATTTCTTCGATGTTTATTGTGTTACTATAACTTCTACCGGTTCCATCAACAAATGAACCATAGTCGGCATTTTTTCTAGACATCACGTCGTAGAAAGGGTTATTTGTAATAGCAGTGTCATCGAAAAGACCGTCACCATGTTGGTTTTGTGTGACTATTTGTACAGCGTTAGCAGTAGTAGGAAAAGTATTTAGTCGTTTTTGGTCTCTTTCGCTCAGTGACTCGTCAAATGTATCAAATCTAGTAAAATACAAATCATTAGGGTCAGCTTCTTTAGGGTCTATACCCAAAGCTTCCATTCTCCGCTTTATAAGTTTTAATGGATGTATACCAGTTTTTCTAGATAAGTTAAGATAATACTCAGGTATAACACCAGTTTCATTCTTTAATGCTCGAATAGCCATAGGCATAGCGTCCATCTCGCCAAGCAAAAATCCATTACTATCAAGAGTACCATCCATATCCTCGTTTAACAACTCTATGGTTCTATCATACAACATAGCAGATTTAATATCTTTATCTTTGATACCCATATTTGGAGCTTGATAAGGACTAACCATTTTCTTGTTACCCTTGTCATCTACAACTTCTACTTGACTATCTTTGTCGTAATGTTTAGCTTTTATTTTGTCTATAGCATAGTCATGAGCTTTTTGTGCATTGTTTGAAATAGCAAAACCTTCTGCATATAAGACTTCATAGTCTTGCTCCATGTTACTAATAATAGTTAACGCTACATCAGAAGCTTTATTAGGGTCTAAAACTTGACCGTCAGCGGTGATGTTAGCAAGAGAGTTAAATCTTTTACTTGCCTTTTTACGAAAGTCCTCAGTAGGTTCAAATCCTTTCAGTATAGATTCAACTTTTTTTCTAGTTTCTTCTCTTATTTTGTCATTTTTTATAGCCGCTAGTCGACCTTCTAAGTCACCTCCATCTATCTTACCGTCTCTTTGAACGTCTAAGATTAACCATCTTGCTTCCTCGTCGTCATCATAATCGCCGGGAATATAGTAATTTCTTAGATCATCAAGCAGTGGACTGGTAACTGGTATCTGAAGATCTTTCGCCAACTTAGCTAAATCTTTATCTTTCTGTTGTTGAGTAACAGGCTGACCATTTTTATTCTGTTCTTTATAACCGCCAATAATTGTTAATACACCGGCATTAGCTTTATTTT